GCCAGTGGCTCCACTGCGGTGAATGTAATGAACGGCAAAGATGCTTGGAATTTGCCTTCCTCATTACGGAGAATCAATACGCCCTTTGCGTATTGATTGCTGTTCTTGGCTGTCTTGATTTCAAGACCAGCAAGTTCAGCGTTCTGAAATGTAACTTCGTGTGACATTTCTACCTGCTTTCTGCCAGTTTTTTCTGGCAGGCATCAAATAACACAGGGGTGGGTCCTGCTGTCAAATAACACTCTTTCCAGTTATTTGATAGCGGGTGCCCCTGTGTTATGATGCGCTTCTGCCTGAAAAAAGGCAGAATAGCAGGTGTCTCAGAAATGTCATAACGAAGTTGCTCGACATTTCAGGTTGCTGAATCTTGCCGTCTTGGAATCAGTTCAGACAGCCAGTTCAGAACAGTAATCAAACGCAAGAGCAAGGGCGTTTGATGACACCGTAATGGGGAACTCTAGGCAAAGGACAAGCCTTTGCCAACAGTTCATTACAGGCAACGCAGTAGCCACGCTAGCGCAACTGCTTGACAACTCTAACGAGTTGCCAGCAGATGCTTGCGTCAGGCTACTGTTTCGCTCAGGCTGGGTTCAGGCTTATCAGACACGAAGTCTGATAAGGCGGCTAACAATTTCTCTTCAGGAAATTGTAGCCAAATTAAATTGGGAAACTGATTTAAGAAATCAGTTAGCAATTTAATTTATCGGAACCTCTCTGGCGCGTCAGTTTTAAACTTAGCCAGAGGGTCAGGCCTGATTAGCGAACTGTTACAGTGCTGACAGCCCTATCAGCCCTTAAGCCGAAGGGTCTAAATGACCCTAGGCTTATTAACCAGTCGCTAACTTAACTGTGTACTCTACATAAAAGATTTTCCCGTACAGAAGTATCCCCCATACCAGTCCCAGTTTGTCCTATTTTGTACTAATTTTTGGCATACTAAAAAAAATATTTTGTTTTAAAGCGTTCGCTTTGGCTGTTTGAACAGGTTATACTATATAGAGGCTGTTTCTTTTTAACAGTAGCAAGTCCTTGGGGGACTTGCGTTACAGACTGTATATAAGAACTGTTACAACTGATGAAAACGGGACAGGACTATGACTTTTCAAAAGGGGGGCAATAACCCCAGAACCCATGCTATGGCAGGAGCAAAGGCTAAAGTTTTAGCCTTGGTGGCCGAAGGCCACTCTGTTCATAAGGCTATGGAGATGTGCGGCAAAAAACCTGACACTGTTAGAATCTGGTGTCTTAGAGATAAAAAGTTTGCCGCTGATTTAGCAGAGGCTAAGGCAACCGCAAAGGATGCTTCTCTTGCAGCCCTAGGTATACCTAAAGAAGAAATAGATTTTCCTAAGTTTTCTGAGATATTTTTACAACAGAGGGTATTCCCCCACCATATGGATTGGATTGACTTACTAGAGGATAGAGAGCCTTCTTGGCTCCACCCTAGTATGGTTTACGAAAAAGGCGACCCAGCCCGTTTATTACTTAACGTGCCACCTGAGCACGCCAAGAGCACAGTTATAACCGTAAACTACTCCACATATCGTATCGCTCTCAATCCAAATATCCGCATTATCGTGGTTTCTAAAACGTTAATCAAAGCACGTGAGTTCGTGTACGCAATCAAGCAGAGACTCTCCCATCCACGTTGGTTAAAGTTGCAAACAACTTTTGGTCCTGAAGGTGGTTGGAAAGAAGATTCAGACACTTGGCGAGTTGATACCGTTTATCTTGGGAGCGATGCTAGAAATTCTAGCGAAAAAGACCCCACCATCCAAGCACTTGGTATGGGTGGACAAATCTATGGTGCCCGTGCTGACCTCATCATTCTTGATGACTGCATAACTACAGCAAACGCACATGAGTACGAAAAACAAATTAACTGGTTACAAAAAGAAGTTATTACCCGTCTGGGTAAAAATGGTAAATTACTAATCGTAGGGACACGAATTGCAGCACAAGACTTTTACAAAGAACTTAGGGAAGCCAAACACTGGTCTGGTGGTAAAAGCCCTTTTACTTATATGGGCATGCCTGCTGTTTTGGAATATTCAGAAAAGCCTGAAGATTGGAAAACGCTCTGGCCTAAGTCGGACCTTCCTTGGGATGGGGATACTGACGTTCCTGACAAAGAAGGGTTCTTTCCGAAATGGGACGGCAAAGCCTTATTCCGCAGACGCAGTGAAGTAACACCGCAAACATGGGCGTTGGTTTACCAACAAGAAGATGTTTCTGAAGATAGTATATTTCCACCCGCAATTGTTCAGGGTTGTATCAATGGCCAACGCAAACGTGGACTGCTGAAAGCAGGTGCGGTAGGACATCCCTCGCGCATTGAGGGGTACACAATCATTGGATTTGACCCCGCAATGGGCGGGAATGCCGCGTTTGTGGTGGCCACATATAACAGAGCAGATAGCAAAATATATGTTCTTGATTGTGTAAATATGTCAGACCCTACTCCACAAAAAATTCAAGACATTATTGAGCACTTAGTAGAAAAATATAAACCACAAGAATTACGAGTTGAGATTAACGCTCATCAAAAAGCCTATGCGTTAGATGATAATTTAAGAAATTGGTTAGCAGCATATGGCTGTCGTTTAGAATCTCATTATACTAACAAAAATAAATGGGACTCTAATTTTGGTGTAGCAGGTATGTCTATGCTAATGGGAACTATGCGAGATGAAAAGTTTCAAAAGAATAATATTATTGAGTTTCCTTCAACAGATAACTCAGAGGGTATGAAAGCATTAGTCCAACAATTAATAACTTGGAAACCTAATACCCGTGGTAAGACCGACTGTGTTATGGCACTATGGTTTGTTGTGCTTAGAGCACGGGAGTTTATGCAACAAACTAATAACATTAGTAGATATGCAAAAAACCGTTGGGCAACAAGAGCACAAACAGAAAAGCGATACTCAGTTAATTTAGACGAAGCCTTTGCAGAGCAATGGCAACAAACTTACGGATAAGGAATTATATTGTTATCAATAAATCAAATTGCAGCAAGAGTAGATTCTCTTAAAGACCGTGCTGCCGACAGAGATGCAAGAGCACAAGATGTACTTGCTGTCCGTAAAGGTAAAATTTCATCTGTCTATCCATCATTTTTTCCAGAAGGTGTAGATGCAAATGTCGTTGCAAATTTTATTGACATTGTTGCCCGTGACTTGTCAGAAGTTATGGCACCACTTCCTGCGGTTAACTGCTCGGCCGCTAATCAAGTCAGCGACCGTGCTCGTTCTTTTGCCGATAAGCGTACTCGTATTGCTTCTAATTATTTTGCTCACTCAGATTTACAAGTGCAGATGTATACAGGTGCAGACCACTACATCACATTTGGTTTCGTCCCATTCATCATTGAATTAGACGAAGATGCAGGGCTGCCACGTATCCGTGTAGAAAGTCCAATTGGGGCTTACCCAGAGTTTGACCGCTATGGACGTTGCATTGCCTTTGCTAAAAGATACGAACTATCAATTGCTGAATTAGTATCTCAATTCCCAGAGTATGAAATGCAATTACTAGGCAAAGAAGGTTATGAACAAAACCTAAGTGCCAGAATTGATTTTATTCGTTATTACGATAAAGACCAATCTGTTATTTATGTTCCTAGCCGTAGCAATTTAATTTTATCACAAGCCAAGAATCCTCTTGGTAAAATGATGATTGCAGTTGCTAGACGTCCTAGTGTTGATGGTGAGATGCGTGGACAGTTTGATGATGTTCTAGGTATTCAACTGCTTCGTAATAGGTTCGCATTACTTGCGATGGAAGCAGCAGAGAAATCTGTTCAATCACCAATTGTTGTTCCACAAGATGTTCAAGAAATTGAGTTTGGCGGAGATGCAATTATTCGCACAAACAATCCAGCAGGTGTACGCCGTGTTGAACTTCCTATACCTAATGGTGCATTTACTGAACAAACATTATTACAACAAGAATTAAGAACTGGAACTAGATATCCAGAATCACGTACTGGTAATATTGATGCATCAATTATTACTGGCCAAGGTGTACAAGCACTTATGGGTGGTTTTGATACACAAGTTAAATCTGCTCAGGCTATATTTGCATCAGTACTTAAAGATGTTATTTCTATTTGTTTTGAAGTAGATGAAAAATATTTTGATTTTGAAAAAACTGTTCGTGGTGTAGATGCTGGTTCTCCATACAGTATTGACTACAAACCATCAAAAGATATTAAAAAAGATTATTCAGCCGATGTTCGTTATGGAATGTTAGCAGGACTTAATCCAGCACAAGGACTTATATTTATGTTGCAAGCCCTTGGAGGTAAATTAATCTCTAAAGATATGGCTATGCGTGAGTTACCATTTGGTATTAACGTAACTCAAGAACAAGAAAAAATTGAAATTGAAGATATGAGAACTGCATTAATTGCATCAATGCAAGCATACTCTCAAGCAATACCACAAATGGCTGTTCAGGGACAAGACCCTACAACTATAGTTAAAAAAATAGCAGAAGTTATTAAAGCACGTCAAAAAGGCGTAACACTTGAGGATGCAATAGAAGATATATTTGCACCAGAATTACCTCCTGCTGGTGCCGAACAAATGGTTGAGCAAACGTCCCCTGCTCCCGAAGCATCACCAGGAGGTCCTATTCCAGTACCAGCCCAAGGACAACAAGGCGCTCCAGATATTCAAAGTTTACTTTCTAGTTTAAGTGCAAGTGGTAAAGGAACAGCAAGCGCTAGACGTGTAATTAGACGATAGTTTAGAAGGGGACAATGACTGCAATAGTTGGAATACAAGGTAAAGGTTGGGCTGTTTTAGGCGCAGATACTACAACTTCATATCAAGATAGACCGTATGTAGCAAAAGGTTGCGACAAAATAGTTAAAGTTGGCGAGTATCTAGTTGCAGTTGCAGGAGATGCAATTGTAGGAGATATTTTAAATAACTTATGGCAACCACCTAAAGTAATTAAAACACAAGACCCAGATAGATTTATGATGATTAGGGTATTGCCATCTATAAAACAAACTATAATAGATGGTGGATATGACCCAACACCTAAAACAAAGAACGATGATGATTCTGGATGG